CTTTAATAGAGCCTAATGATGAAATAATACTATATTATTTAGGATCTGATATAGGTTATACAACTTTAGATGATATATATCCTATACAAAGAAAAATTACTAGCGTAACTACTAATAGCTTCGGTGATGTTACTAGTTTTACAGTATATCCTAATATGCCAAGTTATTTAACTTCAGCTAGTATAAATTCTTATAAAAAAATGGTATTAAATAAAATATTACCTGATGAAACTACTATGATACTCCAAGGTAAAAAGAATCCGGGAAAGACTTCTTATGGATTTGCTATACCTGAGAATATTAATCCGACTATAACTAAAAATATAAACACTTTGCAGTCTACAATACAATCTCAGATACTAAACTTCTAATCTATATATTTATAAACATAAACGTAAAAATAAAAAATGGCTTACTTAAATAGCACATCGGTGGTGATCGACGCCATCTTAACCAAAAAAGGAAGAGAGCTTCTTGCTAGAAACGATGGCTCTTTTAGGATAACACAATTTAGTCTTGCTGACGATGAGGTTGATTATAGTCTTTACAACCCGTCTCATCCTTCCGGTTCAGCTTTCTATGGTGAGGCGATACAAGCAATGCCAGTAATTCAAGCCTACCCAGAAGATCAAGAGATAATGAAATACAAACTTTTGACTTTACCAAGAGGAACAGGCGCAATCCCAGTGATAAGCTCAATTCCAAATAATATAAATCTTGTTATTGGTTCTCCACTTTCAATTGCTCCATCTACTGCAAACTACAATGGATCAAGTACATTCTTTGAAACTTCTGGTTATCAGTTTACTATCGGAGACGTTAGAACAATGTCAAGCTTTACTGCAACTGGTATAAACACTGCAGAAGCCACAGCACTTAATACAACGACCACAATCGGAACTAATGTATCTAAGACTGTGATAGGAACTACATTGAATATGACAGCTACAACTATTAAATCACTATTTGGTGGAAGTACTTCATCTACTTTAAGTACTGTACTTACTATCGTTGGTCGTGACTCTGGAGCAAGAATTACTATACCTGTAACAATAACTCAAAGCTAATAAAATATAATAAATAATGTCATTCACAATATTAGATCCTACAGATTTTGTAGTAAGTTCAGATTCAGTAGTAGCGCCAGCTTGGAGTACAGGTAATCCTACTTTGACTGGGGCAAATATGATTACATCGTCAAATGCGGCATCTCCATCTCCTCAATTTTATCTTGATGTATACGATACTGCATTAACTGCTTCAACAGCACAAATTCAATTCTCTATAGCATATGGAAATGTTAATGGATCTGGATCTCAACGTTATAATACACTTGTACCTGGAATGAGTCCATCTAGAACTACATATGGACAGTATAGAAACTTAGTGTATGCAGATGAGACTAAGCTATTCAATTTTGGAACAGGAAATACCTCATCTCCGGATATTATAGCAATTAATGTAGATAGAAATAGGTACAAAGAAAGTCTATTTCCTGGAACTTTAAAATTAGTTTTAGCCTCTGGAAGTAATGTTGTAAATCTAACAGATGATAGCGTCTATACTACTAATAACAATCTTACTATAACTTATGGAGATTGTGGTAGGATATTCAATCTTATCTCAGGATCTTATGGTCTTCCTGCTGCAACTTCTATAGGAACTGCAGCCGCAGGATATACGCCGTCTGGTTCCTACGGATTCTTCCTTCCAGATATAGGCACAATCATTCTAAATCCTAGAGCTCTTGCATTACCAGCAGCTTCAGGAGGTATAAATTTATATTTAGATACTACCTCAAATCCGTCTTTACCAAGTTCTTCTAATAGTAATAACTCAGTGTATAATGCGCTTGTTGCGGGTACTTGCTTCCAGCTTAACTCACAAGAGACAGTATCAGCAAACTATGTATTTGTAAGGGTTAAGAACGGAGACTACAATTACAGTAATAATCCATCTTTCCTTTCAGGTTCGAGCGGTCAACTTATATATCCCAGCCTGGTGAACAGTCCTCAGACATTCCCGACCACTGTGGGACTCTACAACAACAACGGAGACCTGCTTGCGGTGGCTAAAATGAGTAAACCGATGCTGAAAGACTTTACTCACGAGGCTCTGATACGCGTAAAACTTGACTGGTAATCTAAAAAAACTGTTACGAAAAGCAAATAATCATTCATGGGTCGTTCTCTAAACACTCTTAAGGGGTCTGATGTCACCGTTACTCCAATAAAGCTCAAGTATTCTAACACGATACCAAGCGCTTCGTTGAGTTCTACTAACATTTCACTAACTGTGGCATCAAACCAGAGCTTTGATTACAACAATCCAAGCTACGGAGACAACTTCCTGCTGTATAGATCTGTCCAAGGACTTTATTATAAGAACTATATAACTGGATCTTTGTTAAATTCTGCTAGCGCCTATGAATGGTATCCCCAATCTACTGCAGCTAGCGGAACTTTTGATAACGATTTTAGATATTTTCCTACTGCTTCTAATGCACAGGTCCTCGTAATCTCTATTCCAAGAGCAAAATACGGTGAGAATGTTGCAAGGGCTTCATTTAGTATGTCATCTTCTGCTTACAATATCATAGACGATGGAAACGGAAACCTCGTAGATGTTGCAGCGAGTAACGTACACGTAGGAAACCTTTTATATAATCAAGGAATTGGCGTTATTACAAACTATGACTATATAAACGTATTCTTCCCAACGCCCGTAGTACCACCAGCACCTCCAATCACTGATGGACTTAGGTTATCTTTATTCTCTGATTACGGGGTTGAGTTATATGATTCAATGACAGGAGAAGTTAAAAATTGGAATGATCTTAGCGGATATGGAAATGACTTATTATCAGTTTATAGTGGATCTACTTTAACTGATAATGAATTTGGTACAAAACCAGGGTTGATATTTTCTTCAAGTGTGCCTGATCAATATATGGAATCTGATGGCGCATTTATAGGTTTAGATAATGAAGCAGCTTGTACAATATTCGTAGTAGCTAAAATAGCAGAATGGGGTGTTGGCGAAGGTAATATAGTTTCTTATTCTGGTGTTGCAGGAGGATATAGTAATGAGGGTAGTTTTGCCATAAATGTATCTGGATCAATACCAACTGTAAGCTTAAATGCTTATATGAGTGGATCAGCTGGAGTAAATAAAGGTGTATTAAGCACTGATACTAGTAATCATATCTATATGTTTGATATTGATTTTAGTAAAAACTCTTCTGCAGAATTATTAGGATACAGGGATAATATTACCACAAATTGGTCACTTACACCTCCGTCTGTAGAAAATACAAATACATTTTTAAATGGCGTATTTAGCTTAGGATATAAAACTAATGGTGCTTCTGTAGGATGTGTATTAGTATATAATAGAGGATTAAATAATTCAGAAAGAACACAGGTTTACGATTACTTATCATCTTATTTCTCAACTCCATAAAATATGCCATCATACGCTCCATTCACGATGTCTTTCCAAGCTGAGACCACGATCTACCAGAACGAGGTGAGATGTCATGTGAACGAGAACGATTTCAACTACACGCTGAACCCATCTGCGGTTAAGTCAGGCTCAGGAATACTTCCAGGCACACTAAATGATAATGTAACAGGATCAGATTTCACTCCTTTTGCTACTACCGTTGGACTTTATAATGCTCAAGGTGAACTTCTTGTAGTAGGAAAGTTTGGTACTCCATATCCAATCCCAAGAAATACAGATATAACATTCGTGGTAAAATACGACTCATAGAACATGGTAAAGCTGATACAGATACTCAAAGAGGCAAAGCAGGCAATAGAAGACTTTGCAAGCACAAGAGGAAAGGGTGCAGAGAAGATTGCAAACAGCGCAAAGGAAAAGGGCGGACTGTCCATGCTGACCTATACGCACTTCAAAGTAAAGCTTCCATATTATAAAAAAGCCGCTGAGGGAAAGCTAGATCTGGACCAGGCAAAGAAAGAATACGAACAGACATATAAAAGCATATCCCTGAACATGACACAGACCGAGTTTCAAAGAGAAGTAGGTCGTCTTGAGGTGCTGGGAGAGCTACTAATACAAAACAAAAAATGAACTGGTTACTAGAAGGCAAAGAGGTTACAGACGTCTCTCAATTTGGTGAGGGCGCAATAGGATTCGTCTACAAGATCACAAACACAAAGACTGGGAAGATCTATATCGGTAAAAAGATCCTTGAAAGTAAGACTAAAAAGCTCCTTACAAAGAAAGAACAGGCCGAGTGGGACAAACCAGGCAGGATTCCAAAGAAAAAACTCGTTATAAAAGAAAGCAACTGGGCAGATTACTGGGGAAGTTGTAAACCGCTGCTAGAAGAACTCAAAGCGAATAAATCAGATTACACTAGAGAGGTACTTAGAGTATGTCACACTAAGAGAGAGCTGTCATATTATGAAACTTTCTATCAGTTCGAGTACAGGGTCTTACATATAGATAGTTATAATGAGAATATCCTGGGTAAATTCTTCAGAAAGGACGCTCAGGGCACATAATCTTAGCGCTCCAGGCATCACCAGGATCATTTTAATCCATTCACGATAAGAATATCAGCACATAAAAAAAGAGCCACAAAAGAGCTCTAATAAAATAGTGTGTATTTCTATATATGACATAAAAAAGAGGCACTACCAATGCCCCTTTTCTTTTTGTTTATAGTAAAATGCAAGACTTTAAAATTAAAAGTTGTCATCCTCTTCGTCTCCATAAAGAAGATCATAGATATCTTTTTGTGGATTTAAACCCTTAATGGCTTTTTCTCCCTTTTTAGCCTGTTTCATTGCCATTACGGCCATTTTTTCATCTTCGTCTGGTTCTGGTGTTGATACGCTTGCGCTCATTACAATATTAGAGATCTTTGCTTTTACTTCGTCTGGTACCATTGCCCAACCCATATAAGCATAATCAGCAAGACCTTCTTCAGCATCATCTACTGAGTCTAACATTGCCTCTTTCTCATCTCCAGGAATCATATCCCATTTATCAGCAATGTTTCCACCTTCTTCGTGAATATATCCCGGTTGAGTTGTATAGTCCTGATCATTTGTTGGAATATCGCTATCTTCATCCATATAACTTGAAAGAATATCTTCTATACTTTCAGTCTCAGGATCATTTTCTTCTGAATGTATATGAGTTGCACCCATTTTTTTTGCTTTCATTGCAATCATTTTCCAGAATTTATCTACATCTTCTCCAGTTTTTTCTACAACTCTAGCTTTTTTACCATTAAATTCTATAATAGCATCAAGTTCACCAGAAGGTGAAGCCCAAACTTCTGCTGTCGTTGCTGCAAAATCATCATCATCCATATCATCGTCGTCTCCCATGCCTTCTTCCATAGTCTCACTTCCTAGCTTTTCAAACTGTACTGCATCAAGATCTTCACCATATCGAGACCAAATTGATGTATTAATTGCTGAAAGCTGCTTTTTTGTATAAGGTCCACCTTCGTATTTTTGTTTTTTACCATCTATTACAAGGTATACATCATACATAGCTTCTTCTGATGTACCTTCTTCCATGCCCTCTTCATATGTCTCATCATATTCTTCGCTCAATGATCCTACCGGTTTAAGATCGATCATGCCCATAAGACTTTCGTTTAGACCTGTCTTAGACTTTGGTTTTGGAGAAGTAAAGCTTATTTTCTCAGCGCCTTTAGCGCCTGCGTAAGGACCTTGTTTCTGCTCACGCATCCAGCCCTGTAAATCAAAATTATCTGCCATTTTGTGTTTTTGTTTTGTTATAAATATACGAGATTTATGCTTCGCTCGCTAAAACTATTTCAGTGCTAACCATTTCAAACTCGAGATCTTCTATTTTTTTACAAAAGAAGAACTTTGATTCGTTTTTTAGCGCAGTGTCAGCTGATAGTACTCTCTTCCACCAATCGAATAATTCCCTTTTTAGTTCATTTTTATCATCAAAAAAGTACTCTGATGAAAAAACCTCGATGACTTCGAATAAATCGTCCTTCTGCCTTAACAGTGTCCTATGAGATGATAACATTATGCGATTTTATTTATAACGTGGTTTGAGTCAACGTAGTGCATTTTACCATTTTCTAACTCTACGGTGTATACTTCGCAGTACTCATCTCCGTGGAGGACGTCTTTTATGTCTTTTACGATGCCGATTTTTACTGTTCCTTTTGGGGTTGAGAACATGATTTGGTCCCCTGTTTTCATTGTATTCATATTAGTTAGTTTGCTCTGTAATAATCGACTCCATCTATAGTTGTATCTGGGATTCTGCCTTGGTTAGGAAAAACTGTGAGTTGAGAAGAGTCTACCATGAGATCTATCTGCGATGACATGATATCGATCGTTGCATCAACCCGACCTAGGTAGTAACATCCTACAATTATAGATATCGTGTAAAGTACCGTGAGAACGTAGGTTAACCATTTATTCATATTAATCAAAGTTTGGATCGTTTATAATAACATCATAATCACTAAATGTCAAAAAGTCTTGCTCATCTGTGCTAAGCCTTCTTTCTACACTATCAGCATCTAGGCGCTTCATTAGCCTCTCTTTTCTGATCTCGTATGGAATATCGATATAGACCACAAGAGAGTCTTGACGATCGTGTGGATGCATCTGGGATAGTCCTCTAGGCGTCATAATAAAACACACATTCGAATATTTCATCTGCGCATTAGAAGTGCCATAGTACCAGTTATTGAAGATCGCGTACTCGTAAAAGAAGTTCACCGTAATAAGATCTTTGAACTTATACTCAGGCATAAAGTAGTAATCATGAGCATGTACTTCTCCGTCTCTCATTGGCCTAGTTGTAAAAGGAATTTGGTACGTAAAACCCATGCCTTGAAGTATTTTTCTTGCATGATCCTTTCCAGATGCAGCCTTTCCAACTAGGATGATCCTCTTTTTTCCAAGTGCTTTATCTATGAGGGCCTCTATGTTATGTAAGATCATTCTATTCGCCGATGATTTCAGTGATGAATTGAGTTTTTGAGATCTCTTTATCGATAAGCGCCATACATGCTTCACGAATATCATCTGAGGAGAATGAAGGCTTAGAATAGCACATCAATTGGAATGTCTTGTCTACCAGCATTGCCGCTGCCTGTTCTTGTGTAAGTGTCATAACGTTGATTTTATGTAAATTTAAAGGAAAAAACTGGGATTGAGAAGTTAATCTACAAAGTGGAACAATAATATAGACTATCTTGTGTCTTAATAAAATCACGATTAGTCTTTATAACTCGCAAGATCCTCTTTTTATAAGTACCACACTCAGAGTATTTCTTTCCGATGAATGCAAGGTATTGATTCCTAGTCATTTTCTTATTTTTTGTAACGTGATTTTGGTAAAGTAGGTAGTCTTTGACACAGTCTTGCCATCCGATGTATTTAGCATAGCCTTTGAATTCGCCGATTGCAGTAGTCTGACGCTTTTGAGGTAGCTTCATGCCCAAAAAGTTGTTATTTGTCTTAGTAAGTGCGCTCTTTAAGTTGGCTGACTCTAACATGATCTGTGCAAAAACCACATCTGCGTGCTCAATTCCACTGCGTTTTATCTCCATGTACACATTTTCTTTTGTACACTGCATATTTTTTACAGATTCAAGTGTAGAATTGCAAATAAAAAGCACGCTGGTTAGTAAAACAGTAAGTAAAAGTAGTGTTTTTTTCATATAAAACTGCTTTAGAGTTAATAAATATTAGTCCCACCAAGTCTGGATATACCTCTCCATGATTTTGAATAGGATCCTGTTTGCTTTATTGTGCATATAATTTCCCATATAAAGGGCGATGCTACCTTTTTTTGTTATATTTCTATGTTGCTTTATCACATGCTTATACGCTCTGGGATATTTTGCAAAATACTCGTCAAATTTTTCCCAGATCTCGTTGCTTTTCATCTCATAAAAACCTGGGTGTGACTCTGAATCTAGAAAAAGGAACTCATTGTGCTCATAATCTTGGTACTCTGTCAGATATTTTTCCTCAGATACAAGTTTCATCAGTCTTACACAAAGTTCCATCCTCTGCGCATCTCGAATATGATCTAAATGGTGACCTTTTTCTCGAGTATATTTTGCCTGGAACTCAAGTTTTTTGATCATGACAGCCCAAATATAGTGATCGTCCCAGTCTCTATCCTTCCATATAACCGGAAACCAACGTACTAGGTTTTTAATGCCTTCCCAGATATCATTATGAATATACTTTCCTTTAAATTTCCACCAAAGTCTTATCTTTCTCATAGCGCAAAGTCTTTTATGTATTTGAAAACTGCCAGATCTTTTGCCTTGGCTTCGATCTCTACGTCAAACTGTAAGTCAAACGTCTCGATCCTCTCATAAATGTAATCTGCGTGGGCCGTAACCACTGCTTTTTTGTCCTCAGTACGCCTAGAAGATGACATGTGAGTTATAGGCACAGTTTTCCAAGTAGATACAGCAAGCTTGAGTGCCTCTTCCATAGTCTGATCTTGAGGACCATAGTTGAAATGATGCTGATCAAACACAATAGGAATGCCGATTTTTGTATAGACCATATCATAGAGCATTTTTACCGAGTACTGACTTTGACTGTCGTCGTTTTCTACAGTAAGACGAGCCCTACAGGTGTCAGATAGCCGCCAGAAGTTATCACAGAAGCGCCTGGATGCTAGTTCTCGGCTTGGTTTTGTAGTATTGATATGTATGTTTATAGGATAGTAAGTAGACGCCTCCAGACCCATCATATCGAATATCTGGGCATGTCTGTCTAAGTCGATAATGGTCTTGTCAACTACTGCAGGATTCTCACTTGCCAGCACATCGAATGGACCTGGGTGGAAAGAAACACGAATATCATTGTCGCGAATATACTTGCCAAGATCTGCTAGCTTGAATTTGATCATATCGAAGCGTGGAAGATCTTTGAACTCGTAAAACCCCATGAATGCAAACATATCGCTTGACATCCTATAGAGCTTGATGCCTTTGGATAGATTGTACCTAAGTAGTCTTTTGCAGTCCTCGATATTATGTATAGCAAGCTCGCTGACATATGCAAGACCCTTGGAGTCAAAAGTACGCTTGACCATAGTACGATTTACCGACACATGATCGCGCTTTGGTTTGCCCTCGTTTATGCCAAGGGAAATGCAACAATAACCTAGTCTTCTCATAACTTTTTATATAACCTTAATTTTAAATAACTTACAAAATGAGATAACTCCGTCATTGGTACATTGGCCAGACTAGCAAGATTAAAATGATTCAGGCTATCAGGACAAATACCAATGACGTGTAATATTGTAGTGAACATATGTAAATATACTACAAAAACCTAAAACAGTGAAGTTAAAGTTCTAAGTTTATTTATTAATTTCCTTTTACTGGAAACCTAGTCCATCCCGTAGTCCATGATGGCTTAGAAAGCTCCTCTAATTCAGCTTTTGTGTAATTTTTCTCTGTATTTCCTTCACTCAAAGCTTTTGTTTTTACATCTTCAGAAGTCAAAATTGTAGTCGCTTTAGAAATGAAATTTAAAGAAGTGGTAAACGCCTGAACTTCGTTGTTTTGAAACTTACTTACTCCGTCTTTATATGATTGCGCCGTTTCATTGCTTTCCATAGAGAATCCGCCTTTTTGATAACCTAAAATTTTAGAATTAGTCATTGTGAATTGAGTTGCGCGCCTCCATCTTAGTCCTAAATTATGATTAGCAAGCGCTGCTGCATCAAAAGGCCCGATTAAAATCATTCCGTCTAATTTAGGGTGTGTAAAAGGTTGAGCTGTAGATCCTGTGCCATCGTTATCACATTCTACTCCGTTTCCTGCGTCTCCGTTATCTACAAACTGAGGATCTCTTTTAGAAACTCCGCTTGTGACTGTGCCTGTATAACCAAAGTCAAAGTCAAAATCATCGTCAGCAGTTGCAAAAGCATATAGGTATTTAGGAGACACCGTACCACCAAAGAATTCAAAAGCGTCGTCGTTAGCGTATATGGTTTGAACGTTTTCAATAATAGTTCCATTGCCTACTGCCCCTAGAGTTAATGCGTTTATCTCTGAATTAGGCATAGCGGCAATACCAGCATATTCTATTCGAACGTAACGAAGTATTCCACTGTTGTCACCATCGTCAGTTCCACCATAAGGTCTACCAATTCCACCTTCTATAGTCGGCTCTGAAGTGCGGTTTGTTTTTGCTTTTCCTAAAATAACGATACCTCCCCAATCACCTGGAGACTTTTGACCGTCAGGATTTCCAGAAGTAAAAACTATTGGTTGAGTAGCAGTTCCATCAGCAAAAATCTTTGCACCTCTTTCAATGCAAAGCGCTCCTTTTTCTGCAACGTCTGACACTATCTTTGTGCCTGGTTTGATTATAAGAGATGCTCCATTTGTGACGTATACGTACCCTTTAAGTGTCCATACTTTGTCTGAGGTCAATGTAGTCGTTGTTGTGATGTTTCCTACCAATGTTGTTGATGTGGGAATTGTTGGATCTGGCTGGTCGATGTGTTTTTTACAAGATGCGAACAGGCCGATTACTAAAAATAATACTAGTGTTAAGTTTTTCATAGATTTAAAATGAATGTTAATGAAATTGTTTGTTCGTTATTGGTTTTGATTAAGTTTCGATTTTGTGATTTTTGATAGTAAGTTGTCGGTTGTGCAAATACATCTCCGATATTAAATTTGATTTCTCCTTTAGGAAGTTTACGTAAAAAAGTTATGTCTAATACATCACGACTGTTTTCAAATATATTTTCATAGCCTTGAAATCCTATCGCAGAAATCCTATCTCCTACCCTATTATACGTTAAATTGAGAATGTTGTTCTTTTTATGAAAATTAACTCCAGAATTTACAATGTAATTTGACTGTCCTTGTAACTGACGTTTGATACCATTTACAATTACTTTAGAATTCATCGCCGAAGCGTTTGTATAAACATCTAGCCAACTGGTAATTTTTTTTCTAAACTCAATTTCAACTCCACACAATGTAGCCGAATTTGGATTGGTATACGTTAATAGAAGATTTGATGGCACAGATCCTTCGGCAACAATTTGTTCTATTGGATTTTGAAATTTTTTGCCAAACACAGAAACTGATACATTTTCACCTGTTCTAGGATACCATTCGTGTTTAAGGTCAAGGTTGTATATGTCTGCTTTTTCCAGTTTAGAATTACCTAAAATTTGAGCATTACGAATAAAATCATAATACGCAAAATTTGCCACTTCTCTGAATTCTGGTCTAGATAAAGTTTTGCTTAAGGAAACTCTGTACTTGCTTTTGTCTTTATTATACGAGAGATTTACCGATGGTAATAGGTCTAAATACTGTCTGTCAACGTTTATTCTTTGACCGCTAAAGTCTGAAGTTTGTACAGAAAATAAATTGTACTCACTGCGAATTCCTGTGTTAATTTTATACTTACCTATTTGTTTATCGTACATTGCATATACACATCCTAAGTCAAAATTTGCGGTGTATTGGTCTGTGTTATTTGTTATTTCATCAACGACGTCTAAAGATTGATACCTGAATATTCTAGCGTCAAATTCACGTAATTTTTTTAAATAGCTGGCTCCAACTTTAAATTTGCCCAGATCTTTATTGACATTTCCATTAAAGGAATTTTCATACATTTTACTCCAAAATCTATATGTATCTCTCCATGCTATAGAAAAAGGTTCGTTACTCTCTAAAGCTTTTGTGGTTGGTGTGATTCTGTAATCTGGCTGTTCTCTGAATATTCGATTATATCCTACGTTAAAATCTGTTGTATTGATTTTTCCTTCGAACTGTGAATTGATTACAAGGTTATTAATGTGATTTGCTGCTTTAGAATAGACGTGTTGTACATTGTCAAAATTATCTCCGGATCTAGATAAATAAGAATCGTCAGATTGATAATTAACTAATGTCTTCCAACTATATCGATTTTTTCCTAAATAAGTTATATTGACTAAACTGTTTGAAGAAAATTTCTGTGAAAAAACCGTGTCTTTATATTGATATGCTAATTCCGTAGATGATTGGTAATCTTTTCTGTCTATGTAATTAAGAGCGTATGTATTTCGAATTGTAGAACTTACCAAAGCATACCAACTGTCTTTCTTATAACCAAAAGAAGTGCCTGCGTTTATATTAGGAGTTGAAGTAAATTGATTGACAGAAGAATTTTGTAACAGACTGGTGAAAAGCTTTTTATCAGTAAGATTGCTAATTCTGTATTGATGTGTGGAAGGAAACTCTGGAAATGCAATGTCCTTATTTAATTGGAAATTTCTAAAAGAGGAAATCGTGCCTATGCTACTACCAATCGTTGCATTAAAAAAACTATTGGAAACTTCTTTTGTAGTTACTTGAACCAATCCACCACTCCAGTCTCCAGGTAAATTTGCAGACGTTGATTTAGATACAATTATATTATCGATTAAAGCAGTTGGAATTATGTCAAATGAAAACGCTCTTTTATCTGGTTCTGTGGACGGTAACGGAGTTTTGTTTAACCACGCTGAATTATATCTGTCTGCTAAACCTCTTACTAGTATAAACTTATCATCCTGTATTGTAACACCGCTAACTCTTTTTAAGGCATCGCTGGCATTTCTATCAGGAGTCTTTTTAATGAAGTCACTTGAAATACCATCGGCAATAATCGCTGAATTTCTAATTGTGTTTATAACAGATACATCGGTGACTTTTCTACTAATAGATTGTATAGTTATTGTGGATAACTGTTTTGATAAAACTGTGTCTTGAGCTTGTAACGAAACTGATAATAATAAAAGAAATATTGCAACTAATTGCTTCATATAGTAAAGTCTATTCATGAATAACTATTTAATAATTGTTACTATAAGTAGACTTTACTATTACTAAATAATTAAATTTACGATCTCTAGTTTGAAAGTGGTGCTTTTATTGCTGGATGTGATTGGTAGTTTACAAGATAAAAATCATCAGGTGTGAAATCTTTTAAATCTTTACTATACTCACCCTCTCTATAATCTGTGCCTAATCTTGGTAACTCCATAGGTTCTCTGCCTATCTGCTCTTTTGCTTGCTCTACGTGGTTTGAGTATAGATGTGTGTCTCCAAGGTTTCCTATAAGCTCATCAGGTATCATGTTTACTTCCTTTGCTATGATCTCAAGAAGCAATGCATATGAAGCGATATTGAATGGCAGACCTAAGAAAGTATCTACGCTGCGCTGATTCCACATAAGTGAGATTGCTCTACGGGGAATTTTTGGATCTTTACCAATAATAGTTCCAAGGCGATATTTAGTATCATAATCATCTCCAAATCCTCTTCTTTTATTGTAAAGCATATTCAATTCACTAATATTCAACTCTCTCGTATAAACCTGGAACCCATAATGACACGGTGGGAGAACCATAGAATC